AAGACGTCCATAAGTGGCACGGAGCGCAAATTCCCTTTATTGGTTTTGACGAGCTAACACATTTTACCGCCGATATGTTTTGGTACATGTTCTCGCGTAATCGCTCCGATTCGGGCGTTCCTGGTTATATTCGCGCAACGTGCAACCCTCCAGATGGCGTAAACCCGCAAGAAATGTGGGTGGCAGAATTGATTGATTGGTGGTTAACACCCGATGGTTACCCAGACCCATTAAAAGCCGGCGTAATTCGTTGGTTAGCAAGACGCGGTAACGTGGCGTTTTGGGCTAGCAGCCCCAAAGAATTGATGGACAAGCATGATTTTGAACGTATCGACTGCAAAAGCTTTACGTTTATTCCAGCAACTATCGAAGACAATCAGATTTTATTGCAGAACGACCCAGCATACCTATCTAACCTGCGCGCATTAAATGAAAACGACAAAAATCGCTTGCTGTACGGTAACTGGCGCGTATCGAGCGCGGGCACTATTTTCTCTCAAAAAAGTTTTAAACATTTTACAACAGAGCCTAGCCAAATTGATTATCGACTCATTACTGTTGATACGGCGCAAAAAATAAAAGAACACAATGACTATACGGTATTTCAGTTATGGGGATTATCCGGCAAGAATATTTACTTATTAGACCAGGTGCGCGGCAAGTTTGAATACCCGCAATTAAAAATGATGGCTGCTGCGTTCTTTATGCTGCATGCTGATTATGACATGGTGCTAATTGAGGATACGGTATCTGGTAGTGCGTTAATTCAAGACCTGTTAGGCGACAATCGTTTTCACAACATCATCCCCATTAATCGCAAAAAAGACCCTACGGGGCGCGTTAAAGATAAATTACGCCGTGCTTATGATGGCTTGCCTTATGTTACCGGCGGCTATGTTTACATTAATCCAACAAAAGACTATTACCCCGAATTCGTTCAAGAGGTTGTGGCGTTTCGCGGCGATTTAAAACATCCGCACGATGACCAAGTGGATTGCATGCTCGATGCAATTGACACATTGCTAATTAATCCACCGCCCATTGTTAAATACAAGCGCGCTGCTGCAAATGCGCCGCTGCTATGTCGCAAGATTGCGTGATGTGTGAAAAGTTTATTTTAAATAACGGTTCGTTAATAGAGGAGAGTGAAGTTATGGCTAAGTTAACCGGAAAAGACAGAAAAAAATTGTCTTCATCAACGTTTGGTATGCCGAAAGAACGCAAATACCCGATGCCTGATAAATCCCACGCAGCAAATGCTAAAGCTCGCGCAACACAAATGGTAAACAAAGGTAAATTGTCAGAATCAAGTAAAGAAAAAATTGACGCCAAGGCTAATAAGATTTTGGGTAAATCATCTAAAAAAACCAAAGGAAAATAAGTATGGCCGAATCTATCAGTAAATTTAATGCAGTTGGCGAACACGTTATTGTAAAGCGCCACAAAAAGAAACTGGAAACATCGGGCGGCATTGTGTTGCAAGATGGTTTTACAGAAGAAACGTTTCGCGCAAGGGTTGTGGCGGTCGGTAGCGGCAGACGTTCAAAAACGGGAGCTTTAATCCCGTTTGATGTAAAGGTTGGCGATGAGATTGTGTTAGGCCGTCACGCATGGCAACGCAACAATGTCATCAAAATAGAAGGCGATGACAATGAGTATTGCTCAATTAACGAAGAAAAAGATGTATTAGCTGTTATTGACAACGAGGATGACAAAAATGCAAATGATTAAAGTACCCGTAATGCAAGGGGATGTTTCACATATTTATGTACGAGCAGACCACATTGAGAGCGTTATTTGTTATCGCAATGAATCGGTTCGCTTTGAAGGTATCGACAAAACAATTTCTTACCCAGTCGGTATCAAAATGAAAAACGAAGACAAGCCCTGGGCGATTGAGCACAGCTCAAATGGCGCTCGCGAAAAATATACTGCGCAATTATTAGCAATCATTAACCAAGAGGTAACAGCACATGAAGACTAAGCAATCGAATAAACCCAAGGCAAAAGCTCCGCTAGATGACGAATCCGGGCATAAACAACCTGAAAGCACCGCACAAAATGATGCGCAAAGCTTTTTGCCCCCATCTTACCGCGCCGAGTTAATTACTAAACTGCAATCATTAAATTATGCGGATGCTGCATCATTGTCGGATAGTCAATTAATCGAAAAATTGCAGGAAATCGCGAGCAATGGTTATAGCTCGACTAAAGATGAAGCGCGCACCCAAGAACAGCGCATCAATGCGTTATTTGAAGGAACAAATTTACGCGACATGGAATTCAAGATTCGATTATATGAAGCGGGTGTTGATCATCGTTATGTACATTTATTTAAAGACAGCGATGCGCGGCTAATTCTTCAGAAAAAGAATAAAAAAGGCGAACTTTATTACGATATGGAGCCAATTTGGAAAATTATTCGCGGCTCAGGCATTAACCCACTTACACCACAAGAAATTTTTAAAACGCATCACAAAGAGCCGAAAATTGTTCGTGTGCATACGTTGAATAAATAAAGGAGCTCATCATGCGCGCACCGAGTTACGAAACAGTTGACAAGCAAGCCCAGGAGTGGGAAAGCGAGTATCAGGAAAATAATACACGCGGCCAGGAAAGCATCTTGTTTTCGGCGTGCGGTGAGCAATGGATGGGTAGTGTTGAATCTGAGCGCGAGCTTTCCAATAAAGAAACGTTGGTTTTTAATATTACCCAGAAGTTTGACAAAAATTTCAAAGCACAAACCCAACAAGTTGAATTCACTATTGGGTTGTGGGCTAAAAATGACTCAACCGAAGCCGAGCAAACTAATACTTACCGATTATTGCTGAATCATTTAATTTTAGGCAAGCAATTCAAAGACCGCATGGATGATGCGCTTAAAAAATCGGCGGATTATGGTTATTCTGTGCTTGAATTAAACTATGATTATGACAATGACGAAACATTGTGCTTGTCGCCCGTTATTCGCTTCCATGAAGACCCGCAAGTCGCATTCTATGATAAAGCAGCTAAGTCACCTTATCGCACGGACGGCCGTTTTGTTGGCTTACGCAACAAAATCAGCAAGGAAGAATTTCTAAGCAGTTACCCAGAGTACGAAGACGATTGTATGTGGCTGAACGACCAGGAAAATGATTTTATTCGCTACTGGTATGTTGATAAAAAGCCTGCCATGTATGTAGCACTTAAAGGCGGCGTGTATAAACGCAAAGATTTAATCACTATTGATGATGACCTAGCAACCGATGAAGATACTAAAAACAAAAAATCCGGGCTATACAAAAAACCCCTTGAGAAAAAAGGATTTAAGAAGTGTATTTATTACGTTAAATATTGTAATCGCAAACGCATATCAAAGCCCGTGCTTTTCCCGACAGACCGCTTGCCGGTGCCTTACCATCCATCATTCACTGTTTGGACAGATGATGGCTATCGTACGTATCCGTTGACTTATCCGCTGCAAGGCGTGCAACAATTTATGAATTTCATTCATTCGCAATTAGCTACCATTGTTAAAAACTCAACAGGTGATAAGTGGATATTAGCGCCTGAACATGTCGCAACAGAACAAGCTGAAAAATACGCAAAAAATATCAATCAAATGGAAGGCGCAATGGTGTTTCCGCAGCCGCCAAATGTTCCAGCGCCGCGTAGAGAACAAGCTGCGGACATTCCCTATGCGTTAATGGAATTTAGTCAAAGCCTGACGCAATTAGCAAATGACGTGTCTGGTGCGTATTTCAATCCGCAAAATAGCGACAATGTAGTTGTTAGCGGCAAAGCGCTAAAAGAAATCACTAACAGCATGAACGTTATGCAAATTAACGCAATTGCCATGCACATTGGTTTCGTGAACGAGTGTGCCGCTATTTTAAAATCCATGATTCCCAATCTATACACGGAAGAACGTTTATTAATTGCTCGCAAGGCGGACGGTAGCAGTCAGCCGATTTACATTAACAAACCCAATGGTAACGGCGGTTTGATTAACAATATCAAAGACCTGAATGATAGCTATATTTATGAATTAACCGCGCAGCCAACAACTGAGATGGTCAGAGAAAATTCATTGAAATATTTAATGATGATATACGGTATTGCACCACAAGCGTTTACATTAACAGGCGATATTTTTGCGCGCAACTTAAATACACCTGATGCACAAGAGATAGAGTTACGCCTAAAAGCGGGGATGGATCAAAACCTTATTAAAGTCTCTCAAGGTGAAATAACCCAAGAACAATATCAGAAAACTCAAATGCCAGCGCAGCAAGCGAAGCAACAGCAAATGCAACTTGTTATGCAAGAGCAGCAAGCTAAGACGGCTAAACTGCAAAATGAAGCGCAGGCTGTCATGATTCGAGCACAGGGTGATGGTCAAAAAGCACAAGCAATGGTGCAGGATGCCAATACGAAAGCGCAAGTGGCTATTACCAATGCCTCTATTCAGCAAGCGAATACGCAAATTCAAGCTCAAAAAGTGATGGGAGAGCAACAACAGCGCGCAACGCAACAATCACTGGATGAAACTCACATGCAGTATGAGCGTGAAAAATCCGTTTATGAGCGAGCCGACAATATGCTTGATAAGGCGCTTCAATTACATAGCATAAATACCAGCACTATACCGCAACCACAGCAGGACATGAATACCGATGATGCAGCCGACACAAGCCAAGCCGATTGATGTTCCGCTAACCATAGGGACAATGCCGAACTTTAATCCTCGGCTTGGTAATCCACAATTGCTAAACCTGTATTGCAATACAGGTAATTTGTATTGCACGCCGGGATTATTGCAAATTGTAGCGCTTCCTAATATCAGGTCGATTCATTACACGATTTTTGGCGGGGGTGCTTATATTGCAGTAACTAATAATGCCATTTATCGGGCTGGTTTAAACGGCGCCTTAAACCTGATATCCAGCATTACTTACAGCGGCGAAGCAGTTAAAATTGATGAGAATTTACAAAACCAAGTCACTATTGTCGATGGCGGCGGTGCGTATGCCTATGTGTATGACCAAAATGCCAATAGTTTTACAACGCTAGGTGCAACGCAAGGATTGGATGCGCGATTAAAAACGATCGTGGGTGTTGTTGTTATTAACACCTTCACTATTTTGATGTCATCCGAGGGTTATTTTCAATTATCTGATGCAAATAATGCTTTGTCTTATCCAGCCAATTATGTTGGGCAAATGGACTCAGCGCTAACGTCCGGCGTTGGTGTCGCAACACTTGATAACAACCTTTATATTTTGGGTTCAACTGGCATTGAGCGCTGGGAGCCAGGACTTACCAATCCATACGGCTTTCCGTTTACGCGCGACTCAAATTATCGCAGTGATTATGGCGTAGCTTCCGCCGCATCTATTGTGCGAGCCATTGATGAAATCTATTTTTTATCAAGCTATTTTGTGCCCATGGTATTAACGACGCGAGGGGCTCAAGAATTAGTGTCAGGAAATGAGTTTGATGAAGTGGGGCGCTCTGAAAAATCAGCCGGCATTGCACGCGTCATTGCAGGTTACGCCGATGTTAATCAAGCCTACGGTTCATTCTATACCAGCCGAGGAAATTATTTTTATCAATTAACATTTTTAAGTGAAAACATCGCTTGGGTGATAAATGCTAAAAATAAAATCTGGGCGTATTCC